AGCACTATCCAGACGGCTACGAAATGGAGTTTGTGCCAGCCGATGAAGTGGATTCGCACGACGGATTGAATCTTGCATTCCAGCGCAACAAAGCCGCCGCCCCCTCCCAATCAGATAGCGGGAGCAATCATGAAACTTAAAGCACTCCCCTCGATAAACCGGCCCTGCAAAGAGGCTGCGGTAACATTCGCGCTCGCATTAATGGATGATATTAAAAACCATGACAATAACGCAGATAACCAGGGCGGCGCTCTACCTCCGGAGCAGCAAAGACCGAAGCGACGTATCAATCGACGCACAGCGGAGGCAGTTGCAGCAACTAGCATCTGATCGCGGCTTTACCATCGTTGCCGAGTTCGCCGACGCGGTTGAATCCGGCAAAGACGAATTACGGGAAGGTTTCCAAAAGTTACTTACTGCCATGCGCAACAAGCGGCGCGGGTGGGACACTCTCCTGATTCTCGACACATCGCGGCTTGCACGACGTCGGCATATCTCCCTCGTCTTCGAAGAGGTCGAGGCTAAAAAGCATGGTGTACGGGTGGTGTACAAGTCCCTGCCTGACTCCGACCCGATTACCGAAATGCTTCTGAAATCCATTCTTCAGGCAATGGACGAATGGCACAGTCTCACCAGCAAACAAAAGGGCTTGGCCGGAATGGCTGAGAACGTGCGGCAAGGCTGGCGTGCTGGCGGGCGGGCGCCGATCGGCTACCAGCTCGAACACGTCGAGACAGGAGCAATGCGGGAAGGTGCGCCGGTACGCAAAAGCAAGCTGGTTCCGTCCGAAGACGCCGGCATGATGAAAACCTATCTGACGTTGCGAGCCAAGGGCGTGAACCGACCGAATGCGGCGGGTAAGGTAGGGCTGAAGGCATCGCCGAGCACCTTGGTCGGCATCGAGTGGAACGCCCTCACCTATGCCGGGCATACCGCTTGGAATGTCAGACATGAGCATGGACCGAGCGGGTATGCCGGAGGCGTCAAGCGGCGACCGCGCTCAGAATGGGTCATCCAGAAGAATACCCACGAGGCACTGATTACCGACGAGGAAGCCGAAATACTGCTGGTGCGGCTTGAATCGTTCGATCGTGGGCACCACTCGCATGCCGACTACCTGCTGACCGGATTGCTGAAATGCCCCACAGGAAACAACTGGCGCGGCTCGGACGGTGGCGACGGCGGTTATTACCGGCTCGGGAAGGGGAAGCGGGTCAAAGCCAATACGGTGGAATCCGCGGTGCTCACCCAGGTTGTAGAGGACATGCGCACACCGGATTTCATCGAAGAACTGACGGCAGCGGCGCGCCAGCAGTTTGACGATCGACGCAAGGATGACGCCCTGCCAGCAATGAAAAGGGATGCCGCCGACCTGGAGCGCCGCATCAAACGGCTTACCGAAATGCTGTCAGACACCGCAAGGCCGGAACCGCTCCTGCGCCAGATCGAGGATTACGACGGGCAGCGCACGGCAATGCTGGTCGAGATCGAAAAGCGGGAAGAAGAAGCAAAGCAGGTTGCCAAAGTGAAAGCCTTAGCCGCGCCCCAAGTCGCGCGCATGCTAAACCTGATTGCTGAAGAATTCGATGAACTGGATAGGGAAAAACTTCGTGATCTTTTGAAAGGATTGGTTGAACAGGTCGTTTTAGACGACACTGCTCAAACTTTCCAGATCACTTACCGGTTAGCTGCTGCTACCGGTCTTAGAATGGCGTCCCCACGGAAAGACGAATCTATGACCGGGATTTTCACACATAAGCGGCGCATGCTGAAGCGAGCGTAGAATTCTATCACTACCAAAATGGAGCGAAAAATGACCGAAGACCAAGCCAACCGAATAACCGCCCTCGCAATTGATGTCGAGAGAAAGCGGAATAGGTACGAATTGTTGGCGGGAAGAAACGCCGCCAATATGAACAGGGAGGAGCGAGAAAGGGCGACGGCAGCCTACCATCTCACACATGCTGAATATATTGAGGCAGAAGCATTGCTGATGAGCGCAAAGCTATCGGTTATCGACGCCCCTGCCGTCTGAATTCCCAAGGCGGCACCGGCTCAGCATCAGCCCACAGACCGCGCCGCCCTTCCCTTGCTTGATCCTGCAGTGCTGACAACGCCCGGTCCTTATTGTATTTCTTGTACACCCAGGCAAAGCCGCGCTCGACCTGGGCGCGGTTCACGTCGACGCCGTTGCAGGTGACAACCGCCACAGTTCGCCCGTATCGGTCGACATCCTGAACGCGGTAATCAGCATCCTTTTTCCAGCAGAGGTCAGACAGGGATTGCTTTGAGCGCTGGCCGAACGCCTGGGCTTTCTCCGGTGCATCAATGTTGGCAAGCCGGACCTTCAGCGGCTTTTGGTCGACCAGGAGAGTAAGGGTATCGCCGTCGGCAATCCCGATGACTTGGTGAGCTTGAGCAGGGATTGCGATGGTTAGGGCGAGGAGGAAATATTTCATGCGGGGATTTTACTTCGGCCAAGCCTCCACAGTTCGCGCATGACGGATTTTGCAATCAGCGTATGCTGGCAGAACCTCGTCAATGATCCAATCCAGCCAAGCGTCATAATCCGCCGTTTCAGGGTTTTCTAGCGTTCGACACGGTGCCGACAGTCCCGAGTCCAGCGGCGGCTTTGTTGGTGGCGTCAACAGCGGCGGCGAGGCTGCGCACGCGGACAGTATCAGGGCGGCAATCAGGAGGGAGAGGCTTTGCGTTCGCATTTTTCAGATCCTTTTTAATATCGGCGAGCTGAGTATTCACAGCGAAGAATTCAATCCCCGCGCCGTCGGCAGCATCCTTGATCTTCTTCGCGGCTTCGGCCAGGTCGGTGAGCGCGGCTTGTGCCTGGTCTGCGCGATCGCTTGCCCGATCAGCCTTGATACTCGAAATCTCGGCATCGAGTCGCCAGCCGTTTGCAGTCCAACCACTACCGAAGCCGATAGCCACAGCGAGCGCGCCGCCGACGAGCAGCGCCAGCGGGTTGAGTGTCAGCGGACTCATGACTCACCCCGCGCCGCGCTATCGGCGGCAGTCCAGTTTGCCGCCCAAGTCTGGGGATGTGGCTTTCCCGGACGCCATGCGCTGATGTACTGCTGCCAGCCTTGATCGGCAGTAACCGGGAGCGATGACGGCAAGGTATAGATCAGCAGCCGCGCCGCTGTAGCCGCCACGATGTCTTGATAGCGCATCGCTTCCCACAATCCGGCGTCGGTCGGCACCACGTTGTAGTCGGCGCATACCCGCTTCATGTGGTTTGTGGTGCTGCGATTGGTCAGCACCTCACGACAACCTCCAGCGCGCTCGAACTGCCAGAACGATGATGCAGGGCCGGATTCAGTCCCGCCGACAACCTGACGTCGATGCCGCAGTCCGGATTCCTGCAGCGCGATGGCCAGGAGAAAACGCCGCGCCTCGAACGAATCCTTGATACCCGATCCGGCTAGATCAGCCAGCGCCGGCACAATCGCTGTCTTGAGTAAGCGTAGAGGCGTCATGACTTGCCCTCCTCGTCCGAGTTCTTACCGCTGTCCGAGCGCGGAAACTTCGTCTCAAAGAACCCTTCGAGCTGGAACAGTGCGCGGCTTCCCATATGACCGGCTATGCCGACGAATGCAGCGGTAGCCAACGGCGCGAACCCCGACCACTCGCACAGGTAGAACGTCAGCACGCCGGCGAAAGCGGACGTGAATAGCTCTCCGAACAATTCGGCTACGTTGAATGCCCGCGCATGCCCATCCTTGACCTTTCGGATAAACGACACGGCGCCGCCCAAGGCAGACAGGCCGAACACCCACAGGTAAGTCAGGACCGAGTAGGTTTCTGGTGATTTTTCTGGCGGCATCTTCACTCCCATAAAGAAAAACCCGCTCGCGGCGGGTGTGTTGTTCTGACTTGTATAATGCGAAGACTATGCGCGAATACGGAATCGATCCCATACAGCTCGGCGCGGTCATCGCTGGCATCGTGACCGCGTGGCTCAACTCACGGAAAAAGTAGCCCTCTTTGCTCCCGCTCGTCTGGCTGCATGAATGCTGCTGGCGACATCAACAGGCCAGCCGGCGGCCTTGGCCCAAGCGGGATTTGAGACAGAAGCCCGCGCGGGACATCCATTGCCCTGTTTGCCTGCATCCCCACCGATATGTTTTGCGCTGGTCCAGAGATGTAGTTCCCAAAGGGTATCTTGCTCAACAGGGGGCTATTTGCGATCCGATCAAGCACCCCGGTAAGCGCCGCCGTGGTGTTTGAGTTGTTCACCGCCGAGCCGCGCGGCTGGAACTGCTCATAGCTGGCAACACGTCCGATTGCTTTCAATTGCTGAATTTCCTGCGGATCGAACAGCAGCTCCAATTTTTGGTCGCCGATGCGCCTCAGGGCCTTATTAAGCGCCGACTGGCTAATGTTGGCCGCTTCGTCGGCAGCCCCATTAACTGCCTCGGACTTCAGATAACCAAGTACTTCCGACCTAATGGAATTACGCACGCCCTGGTTGTTACCAACAACATCAAGCGTCGCCCGCAAGTCGCGCACGTTGGCATTCAGCACATGCTTTTGAAAGAACGCATCCGGCGCAGCGTCATCGATCGCGGCAGCCAAAGAGGGGGTTCTCTCGACCTGCTGCATGAAGCTGCGATTCGCCCCGCGCGCGGCGTTGAATGCGTCGATTGCCTCTTGGCCGATGTTCGGCCGTAGCTCTGCGGAGACGCCGCCGGCCGGCTTGAGTTGAAACCCACCGTTGACGGCCGCAGGCGGTACGGCCGTATCTGCAATCAGCGGAGCATTATCCAGCGCCTGACGAATGAACCCGAGCGCAGCACGCGCATTGCCATCGGTAGCGCCGCGCTGCGCATTGCCGATGATGGTTTTGAACTGCTCTGCAGTGTGGACATTCAACGGCACCCTGCCCGAGGCGAAATCGTTCATCATCGTGCGAATATTGTCCGGCACAAACGCACCTTTCAGATTGAAGTCGAGCAGGTTATTCGCCGTCGTGGAGAAGGCTTGCGGATCGAGCCTTGCGGCCCTTCCCTGTGAATCCTTGGCCGCGTTATAGAGGTTCGTGATTTCGCCCTGCTGCCGGGTGGCGTAACCGCCAAGCGTGTCGCGCAGCGTCTGGCCGGTCGCATATTGCCCTTGTGCTTGACCCGCGCCCAAGTCATTCAACCCGGAAATCAGTTGCCGATTGTTGGCATTCTCAACCTGGGCCAACTGCTGCGCTGCCGCATCCTTGCTGTTGGCGCCGATCTTCGCCAGATTCTTTTCTTGGGTGAGAGTTACCGGGTCAAGCGTCAGCGTACCGACGCGCGGCGTTGCGCCGGTCAGACGGTAATCGGCAAGTCTGCGGATTGCATCAGGAGACAGAACGCCATCCGAGCGCATTGCTTGCTGCACGTCGGTACGGATGCTGTTGCGAACATTGGCCGGCAGATCGGCAAACGACACGCCGCTATCTCTCAGCGCGTTATTGATCGTGACATCGACCTGCACATTTTGCGGCGCGACACGATTGCGGAAAGCGTTTGCTGCGCTGGTGCCGACCTGCTGCACCTTGCTCAATGCCATAGGCGCGGTAATGCCAGCGGCGAGGGATGCGGCGAGCTGAGAACCGTCATTGCCGCCAGTTTCGCGGGTGTAACCGCCGGCACCACCGGCAGCGGCTGCAGATGTCAACTGCGAACCAGGATTGCTTGCCAGTCCCTGAAGCGTCGCCTTCGTGACTCCCTCCGCACCCTGCGCCAGTCTCCCGGCGCCAGCAACCGGGACCATCGATCCAGCCATCAATCGCGCAGCATCGCCGACGACGCGCTCCGTCGAGTTCTGTGGAGTCGGCAGCCCGATCTTGTCTGCGGCATATTTGCCGATACCCGGCTTGATAGCCATCGAGTCAGGCAAGACGGCATTCAGGCCGGCACGAATCGGACTTGAGACAAACTCAAGTGCATCGCCGACGCCCTCGACAGCATGCCGCGCAGTCAATCCGACCTGACGCGGAATGTCCGCAATCTCGCGGTTCACGCGCTGGCCGAATGGTTCCTCCGGCTTTGGCGCTGCCTGCTGGCTGCCGAGTTGCGATTGCAGCATCTGGAACGCCTGCTCTTTGGTTGAGCCGTCCGGTCCGGTAACGCTGTATGTCTTGCCTTCCGGCGAAGTGAATTCGAAAGTGGGCATTAAGGCTTCTCCGTTACGGTCCAGCCATTGGGTAGATTGTTAGCAGCCGGCGGCGGGGCGATGCGCGAGCCTCCAGGGACGCCAGCCAAGGTTCCGTGGATCGCAGTTTGGCGATTTCGGCGCTTCTGCTCGATGACCGCATCCGAGTCGCCCGGTTGTGGGAAGTATTGCTTATCCCCGTTAGCAAATTCAGCCGGCGAAATGACAGCGCCTGATTCTTTACGCAAGGCGGCATTAAGAAAGTTGCGCTTTGCCTGCTCGACCTTTTGTTGATTCGCCGATTGCGTCCAGTTGGTGGCGGTTCCGAAAACATCGGATAGTGTCCCACCCAGGCTTTCCGTCCCGAGTCCAAGCACGCGCCCGGCTCCCTCCGCGAAAGATTTGATGTTCCCGGATCGAAGAACACCTTGATCTTCTAGTGTGCTCAAGGTTTTGTCAGCCTCCTGCATGCGCGTACCAAACAGATTGTCTTTCGACTGCGCCTCTGTCAGCGGCTTGTCCGTCCTTGGAAGTGGGGCGCCGCCGGGACCAACACCGGGCGCATATTGCCCTGTCCTTGGATTGAAGGTGAACGGCTGGCCGTCTACCGTGACATGCTGGACGCGATCAGCGTTTTGCTGCGCCCTTTCCGCGTTCTGCTTGGACAGGTTGTAATTTGCCCACCCCAAGCTGTTGGATGCAATCGAATCCGGGGATCGCGTGTGCTGAAGCGTTACGCCCGTTTGCCCTGTGTAGGGATTCACGCCGACCGTCTGGCCGTTCAGATTCTGGAAGTCCAGCTTGTCACGCGGCAGATTGTTATCAAGGCGCTTGATGGTGCCGTTCTTCCCCACAAGGTAGGTAAATGGCTGGCCGGTTGTCGGATCGACCCCAACCTGTGGACTTGTGCCGAATTCTTCCTGCTGCTTCGCTAAAGTCCGCTGCAGTTCCAGCCCCTTGAGCGGGTCAATCCCCATCAGGGAAGACACAAAGCCCTGCGTGTCAAAGCTGGGCTGCATGCCTGGAATCCTGTCTGCATTGGCCTGCGTTGGCCCCTGCCCGTTGCTCAATGCCATTTGTTCGGGTGTGCGCATCGCATCCCGCCCGGCCTGCCTGATTGCCTCTGTTTCGCCGATTTGCCGTTCCATTTCGCCCAAGCGCATGTTGTTCACTCTGCGCTGAAAGGCGCTGTCCTGCGCGTTCTGCATCCCCTGCACGCCAGCCAGCAGCCCGCCCCCAAGAATCTGCCCAAGCGACGAGGGCCGCGTCGAGGGCCCCGAACGGTCGAGAATAGCCGCCGCTGCCGACAGCAAGCCCATGTTCTGCGGATCGGCAAAGCCACCGAGTAAGCCGCCTTGATAGTCGAGTTTTGCCATGTCTTACCTCGTCGGTTGGTTAAATGCATTCCACAGCCCGAGCCCTGCCATCGCCCCGCCGAGCACGTTGCCCGTCTGGTTCTGGTAAAGCGGCTGGCTCTGCGTATTCGAGTTGTTCAGCCCCGTGTATTGGGACAACAAACCGCTTACATCCTTCAGGTTCCCCATCGAATACTGATCCTGTTGTTGCCCGATTCCATACGCTTGCCCCAGCAGCCCATTGGACAGACCTATGCCGGCAATCTGGTTCTGACTGTTGAGCCGGTTCGTATCAGCCTGCAGTTGCGCGTTCGTGATCGCGGTTTGATACTGCTGCCCGCCGAGCCCTGTCATCGCGGACAGTGCGCGGTTGCGGTCGGCGTCGTACGCACCGGCCTGTGCTGATACGGCCGCATCGGTGTTGTTCTGGCCGAACTGTGTCGCCGCCCTGGTCAAGTTGCTGGACAGGTCAGACAGTGCCCGGCCTTCCGCGATGCCCTGCCGGTTGCCTCCGAGGGTGTTGTTCATCACCGCGCCACCACGGATGTTCCCGAGAAGGTCCGTGGTCGCCTTCGTCGCATCCGTCATGTAGTTGCCGAATGCGTTCGTGGACTGGTTAATGCCCTTCTGGATCGCGCCTGTCAGATAGGGGTTTGCGCCGGCCTGACCGTAAATCATGTCCTGATAGGCAGGCGAGAGATTGAGATTGTTCTGACTCGGTGCGTTGACCTGGGGCGCGCTGATGTTGCTGCCCTGCAGCCCCTGCGCGGCCTGCTGATTTTTGCGGAACGTGTCCGGTCCCCAATCGTTCAGGTAGTCATCGATATTGGCGCCGAAGTTCGCCATACCCGGCGCTTGCTGCTTTCCGGACTGTGCCATGATCTGATTCAGGATTCCACCCTGCCCATAAACGTATGGGTCCATGCGCGGGTCCATCTTATTCTGACTTGTGGACGTGAGATTGTCCGGACCGCTGCTGCTGCCGCCGAGCAGGCCGCCAAGTAGGGCGCTGCCGCCCTTGCTGGTTGCGAAGTCGAGCGCCTTGCCCCACATGTCGCCGCCAGAGCCAAATAAACTATCCAAACCAAACATAGAACCTCCTGTTGTTCCAAGTCCTGCAGTTGTTGCGCCTGCCAATCCAGTGCCAAGCGCACCACCGCCGCCAGCCGTTCCCATAAGGGAGCCGACACCCGCCGTTGTCGCGCCATAGGTGCCGCTGCCCAAAGTGCCAAGGCCGCCCGCTGACGTTGCCCATGGCGCTGCTGTACCTGTTGCGGTCATGCCGCCAGCAGGAAGCGCGGCGAACCCTCCGGCGCCCTCTGCCGCCCCTGCCGCTGCTCCTGCGCCTGCACTACCTGCGCCCATAGCCGCAGCACCGCCAAACATCGCCATCAGCGCCGGCACAACGACCGGCAATTTCCCGCCGATCTTGTCCGTCAGCCCATTGTGAAAAATGGACTGCTTTTGTGTCGTGCCGTCTTTCGATATTTCGGTGTAGTTCTGGCCGCTGCTGCCGGGGTTGTACATCCCGGTACTGCCGTTTCGGTTTTCAAACTGGTTGAAGGTCTGCCGCGTGGGGTCGAACTGAAAGCGGCCAGCGCCCGGAATGTCGTAGGTGCGGTAGGTAGTTTGGTTACTGTTGAGAAGGCCGCTTAGAGGTCCGTACTCATTGGCGCCGTAACCATATACGCCGCCTTGCGACGATAAGCCGCCCTCGTCCGTGTAGAACCGATCTTCAAGCGACTTGTTGGAGCCAATGTAGTTCAGCAGATCGTCGTAACTCAGTGCCATGTCGATTCCTTATGCGATGAATACCCAGGCGTTATCCCTGCGGTGGTACAGGCCGCGCCCACTTCCCGGATTCCAATCTGTGCCGTCTGCATAGACAGCCATCCCGTTACGTGGCTTCTTCGGCTCTACGTGCAGCTCGCGCAGCCACATGAACGACTGCTGACCGCTCAACACCTCTTGCAGCCGCTGCAGTTCGGCCAATAAAAAAGCCGGCAAATTCGCCGGCTCCTGGGGAACAATCCCTGCTTGATAGTCCATCACCACATCCCTGTTTTCTGATACTCCAATAGATAGCTTTTCAGCCGCCATGTGGCTTGCTGCACCGTCTCGAACTTGATAGCGATGTACCGCCACTCTTCCGTTACATCCACTTTCGTGTCGGTTCCGATTACGAAATTGCGCGGCGTGCTCCATGTCACCGGCTTGCCGATGTCGTTATAACCGCCCACATACACACGCACTACATTGCCCGCCGCTCCTTCGATGCGCGGATAGACTGCGGAAACCAATTTGAAGTATTGAGGGTCGCCCAGGTCGAGACCAGTCCGCGCAACATAGGATTGAAAGTTCGTCTCATCGAACAGGCGCGAAGCATCAGCCAAGTAGAGCTTTCTCGCTGCGCTGGCGATCACCATGCGCTGTGATGCCTGGGTGTACTCGTTGTAATCGAACGGGTCGGTGTAACTGTCGAAGGGGTCAAGGCGCGAATCGAAGGAGTTCGTCACGATTGTGTCGATCACGCCGGAAGCCGCGTAATGGGCGCGGGGGAGATCGCGAATCGTCCAAACGTTATCTTTGTAATTCCACACCAGGGCGACATTCGGAACGCTCGCACCAAGGCGCGGGATGCATACCCACACCTCGTTCCGTGTTGGGTTCGTCGCCAGAAAAGAGCGGTCGTAATTGCTCGCATCCATCGACGTTTGCAGCCAGCGGCGCATTTTCTGGTTAAGGATGCTTTCGATCCTCGATCCAGTATTCAGGAAAACATCCCCTTGGCCGAGCACGGCATGCCCGAGGTCGAAGCGCGCAATACAGTTCACCGCCAGCGCCCCGGCCTGCTCGGAAATCGGTTCTGAGAACGCCCATATATCATTCCCGCCGACGTAGCTCATGCGGTAGATGGACGATTCCTTGTATAGATAGAAATGGTCGCCGATGGAAGCGCCATCGACCAAGCGCCCCTCTGTTTTCGACAGGTCTTGCACGACGACATCTTTTGTTGCGTCCGCCGTGTCCCACGATGCAGGCACGGTTCCAGGCTCAGCAGGATGAGAAACCAGCACTCGATGCGGCTTATCGACGCCGGATTCGATCAGGTTCATCGCCACCAAACTGAACTTGTGCTTGCGCATTGCCTTGCATCGCAGGCCATTCGTCCAATCTGGAAGATTGACGGCCCGGCCAGTCCCTGCCCATACCTGCGGCACGTCGACGCCATTGTTCAGAACGGCGACGCCGCCGATGTCCGTTCCCGTCCAGACATTTCCCGGCGTGGCCGAGTAATCCACATCGACACCGCCAGTTTGCCGCGTGATATTGGAATGGGTGTCGACCGAAACCGCGTACATCTTTTGAGCGCCGGCATAAATCCAGTTGCGCGCACCGGCCATGCTGTACGGCAGGAGGAAATAAGGCTCGATTGGCGGTGCACCATAGATGACCTGATGTCCCCGCATGCGCTCGACGTAGCCATCGGCAAAGCGTACGTTCTTGCCGTCGCTCCATGCATTGGGCGGCAACTCATGCGGGGCGGCGTCACGAATGATGCCGATCGTTCCCAAGCCATCGACGGGGTAGGTAGCCATTACTGCGCAATCTCCACGTTCACAACCCGTAACTGCGGGGTAGTGGGGCCAACTGTTGTGCCGTAGGTGCTGCCGAGTAGGATCACGCGATTTCCGACGATTGCAGGCGGAAAGCCTGCCGGCGTCATATTTGGAACAGGGATGGTTCCGCGCACGCTTGCCGCGTCGCCACTGCAACGGATCACCGGCAATCCATAGCCGCGAGTACCGGGGTTCACCACATAGTCACCGCCCGGCAAGCGCGCCGCCATCCCGGTGCCGCCGCTCGTGATGGATGTCGCCATCGATGTGCCAAGCAGACGCGGGGAAGACGATCCGTAAGTAACGGCCGTTCCGCTAATCTTGTGCGGGATTGCCTTTAGCGACAGCGAAGACGATGTGCCTTCCTGCTGCACCGCAAGGAATTCGGTGGTGCCTTGCGCCGCCACCATGCCCAAGCCATCACCGGACGAGGCCGAAGAAAAACTGTTGAACAGGATGCCCCCCGGAGTCAACACACCGCTGCTTTCGCTCAGGACGACAGCGCGGGAAATGCCGTTCTCGCCCGCATACCAGAGCAGGGCGGTATTAGCCGACAGCGGGAACAGGTGCGGATTGTGGCGGGTGGCGAGCGAGTCCGAGTAATCGAGGATTGGTTCTGCCGTGGCTTCAAGTTGAATATTCGTCCCCCACGTCACCGTCGTGCTTGCAATCGTAATTGCCACGGCATTGGGGCCGGATTCATTCTCTGGCATGCCAGCCACAAGCACCTTTGTCGCGGACAACCGGCACGATGATTTCGGGCCTGATGTTCCATAATCAGATGACAATCCCGATGCGGCAGGCGTCCCGATAGTGCAAGTCGTTCCGGCCACACTTACAACGACAGCATTCACCTGGTACGGGCTTGATGCCCCACTGTTGTAGATCACCAGGGCCGTGGAAGCCGTCAGCGGGTAGGTGGCCGTGCTTCCGGCAACGCTGTTTGACGTGATGATGTTGGCGGCAGTGCCGATCGTAATCGTCGCCCCGCTCACCGATAGCGCGATTGCCTTGGTGTTCGTGGAATTGATATAGCTGGCAACGTACAGCGAGCCGGTCAGTTGCGCGATTTTGGGCGAACCCTTGAAGTCTTCCCCACCCCATGCGGCTGCGATGGTGTCAGTCGTGGCAACAGGCGTGCCCACCGCGAGCGAGAACGCCCCAGCAGAGCCGGAAAGCGTCAGGACAACAGCCTTGCTTGTCGCGGAATTCTGACCATAAAAACAGATCGCGTGCGTGGCATCGACCTTGAACGCCTGGACGGGAACATCTCCGCTGGTCGAACTGACCGTGACTGGCGTCGTTACCGCCTTCCCTGTGTTGTCCACGACGAATGCAGCAAACCCGCTCGAACGCTTTGCGAAGTGGATCGATGTGTTGTCATCCAGCGCGACATAAGACGCCAAGGCATCGCCCGAATACGTGCTGCTCAGTGTGGTGTCGATCGTGGTCGAACCCGGCTGCAGGTTCGTTCCCTCGATGCGCCACTTGCCGGCAGCGGTCGAATTGTCCTGCAGGTAGACGTGGGCGATGCCACCAGGAGCAACGCAGTTCTTACCGACAAGTGCGCCGGTGGAGTCGCGCCAGCCGACCGCGTAACCTCCCTCTGTGTTGTCGATGATTGCGAGCAAGCCCAGTGCTGTGGACGTCGTGACAATCGGGGCGGTCAGGCATTTGCCCGCTGCAGTCGTGGCGCACGGCCAGATTTTTGGGACAAAATCCGTCAGCGTCAGGTTGTCGGTTACGGTCGCGCCGAGAACCGAGACGTTCGCATATTCCCAACTTGGCTGATTGCCGTTTGTCTTGAGAAACTTCCCCGCTTGGCCGGTCTGATCCGCCTCCCATGACGCTACCGTGCCGTTCGTGACCAGGATTTTGCGCCCGGATTGCGCAGGCAGCGCCGAACTGAATGCCAGTTGATCGATATAGTTTTTCGTGGCGTAAACCAAGCGGTATTCGGTGCCGGTATCGACCATTAAGACCGGACAGCCGGCGATGATGTCACCATAGGCCAGCGCAGCACCGGAAACACTCTTGACAGCACGCGCACCGAGATTGGAAATGTTCATCGTGCAAGCGCCGGTATTCGTGCTCGACGGCAACCATAAGACGCCTGTACTCGCGCCATAAGCTGGAAGCGGCTCAGACGGATTCAGCGCGTAGGCGTTTTCCGTTCCTTGATCGATGCCGCCAACCAGGACAGAGCCAGTAAAGCCGGGAAACGCCTTTTTCTGGACATCCTTGAGCAGCCGGATAAAGTCATCCGCCTCATATGCCGGGTCGGATCCATCCGGCAAATTCTGGTCGAGTCCGCTGATATAGTAAGTTTGCTCAACTGGCATGTTTATCTCGCTGTCATTGAGAGTGGGGAGCCGCTGAACGCTTCCCTGTTGTCTTCAGACTGGACTTGATCTTTCACGGAACCATACTTTGCTTCCCAGAGCTGCACGCGGGCGTCGTTCTTCATGAACGGCTCTGTTTCGCACAGTGCGGCGAATAGCAACAGATCGGGGGCATTGGTCGTGAACCAGTTGAACGTGTTGTCATCCGATAGCGGATCAAGACGACGGTAATAGGTGCCTTTCACCGTATAGCCGCTATCCGGGTAGGGGCCAAAAATGAAGCTGTTCGTCTCGCGCGCGATGAACTTCGGAAATCCGTCGCCGGAGCGCATGGGATAGTTCGCATATATCCACTCAGCGTCCTTTCTGACCAATGTCCGAACCGGAGCGAGTTCGATGCGTGCGTTCTTCAGTTCGACATAGCCAGCCGGGACCGCAATCACACCCCCGGAAATGGTCGCGTTCAGGGCTGTTTCCATCGCCCTGATGCGCAAATCACGATAGATGCGCGCCTCTCCCATAGCGATGAAATCAGGGATGAATTCGGCGAGGTCCGTTCGCTTCATCCAGCGCGCAACGGCGGCTTTCAGGTCTGAATAATTCGCAAGGCTCATGTCATACCCATTTCGATCTGACTTTGGCGAACGGCTTGCCCGGCACCGTCAACAGATGCGGTTCGTTCGACTGGATATAGAGCAGCGCACGGCGCACCTCGTCAACGTCCGGGGACAAGAGGTTGTAGCCGAGATTTTTCAATCTCACGATGTCACCCTCGTGAACGCTGCCGACATGAATCAGGCGATCGCCCCCCATGTAACGCCCGATCGAAGGCGAATCGTTCTGCGCACGCTTGTTGTCCTCAATGACGTCGGTGTTGTCATAGCGGGTGCGGACAATCAGCTTGTCGCTCTGCTCGTCGTAATGCGACGTTTGAACGATGTCGCTCATTGCGTCAGTTCCGTGACGTGGAGGCTTCCACCGGCTGATGCTTGAACTGCCGACACCTTCTCGCCGGCGCCGATGCGGAACACCTCGGGAATCCCTGCCGGAACATACACATCGCTGGTTGTGGCGGTTGGATTCTTGCCGATCTTGATATACGCGGCGCTGGTACAGATGACGCGCACGGTCTTGGTTTCCGCGCCCACGGCATTGGTAATCGTGCCGGCTGTTCCGGTATAGGCAACACTCTGATGCGTGCTTAGCCGGAAACTGGTTTCTTGACCTCGCATATTCTTCTCCTGATGTGAGAAAGGGGCCGAAGCCCCTTCTTTTAGTAATCGCCCAGATTGATCCAGGTGATCGTGATGGTTCCGGAAATGGTCTGAGTGGCGTTTGCGTCCACATCCGTGGTTGTTGCATACGCCGTATTCAGGAACACATCTTTCGCCGTGCCGGTGCCGTCGAACTGCGCCGATGCCGCCAGTGCCGCAGTAACCGCCGCACCTGGAACATTGATCGTTGCTGACGATGTGAAGGCGGTAGACGGCAACAGGTCCACCATCGTGCTGCTCAGCGTGGTTGACGATGCTGCCGCCGTACCGAGCGAGATAGCGCCGGTAACGCTGGCATTCAACGTGCTGGCAAGCGCGCTGGTCGTTTTCTGCTGCAGTCTTCCGATTGCCCCGAGAACGAGAATTCGCCCCTCTGGAAAGTCATAAATCTGGGTGCTCTGATACTCGGTGCCGTTGACGACGGTTTGACCAACGTTATCGAGCGTCAGAGTGGTTTTACAGATCGGGCCGAACTGTTCATGCTTGGCAGTCACCGAGCCGCTTGCCGGCTGTTTCGGTGCGCCGACGCTGGACTTGTTGTCCGTGAACTGAATCGACCCGTTGTTCTGATGGATTTGATGAGACATTTGATTCTCCAAAAGAAAGGGCCGCACGCGGCGGCCCCTGGTGGTGGGTTAGGTCGATCAGCTTGTGGTCAGGTCGTAGATACCAGCATGCGCGGCTTCGTTGCACATCTCAAGCGTGTATTCCACGAGGATTTGCTTGCGGATCGAGTCGCCGGTTTTCGCCAGATCGGAAGTGCTGAAGTCTCGCAGGGTGGAGAACTTCACATACTCCGGATCGAAGAAGTAGCACACATCGGTCGGCGCTTGACGGCACGGAACGAGACGGACCTCGTTGCCCAGCGGGTCGATATAGATGTCCACGCTGTTCACGACCTTCTTTTTGTCGCCGTCCGATGTCTTGGTAGACGAGCCGGAGAAGGTGGCGAACTTGCGCTTTTGGAACGCGTTCAGGATGCCCAGGGTTGGCGATCCACCGTTTGCCCAAGCCGAAGCAAGAACGGCCTCCACAAACGATTCCTGGAACACGCGTGCCGTGCCGTCGGTGTGGGCATCGCTGCCGTTACCAGCCGAAGCAGTCGCATCACCTGCAATGCTGGTATTGGTCTTGATCCACGCCTGTGCGCCTGCCACTTCGCGCGCCGTGCTGTCATTGCCGGCCACAAACGCATTGTTTTCAAGCAGGGCCGCCTCAACGTCCCGCTTGAGTTCCTTCATGCGCTTTTCCATCTGGTAGGCCATTTCAGAACGGCGTCCAGCCTTCGATACGCCCTCTTGCGTACCAGTCACACGCGCAACCTTGTCAGAAATCGCGGTGTAGTTGTAGATGCGGGCGGTAGGCGAGCTAGCATCGGTGGTCGCGTCGTCACCTTCGATCACGAAGTTCGCGCTATTCGGCGCGGCCAGCGAGTCCTTCTGCCATTCGTGCTTGGTGCCGGTGGACTTGGTGCGGCCAATAGCCGTTAGAAACGGTGTTTCGGTCGGTGAGATGTCATAGATGATGTCGGACAAGTCCTCGCGGTTGCCAACGGCGTCATATGAGGAAAAGGTATCTGCGGGCTGACCCATGATAAAACTCCTATTAGTTAAGATTTAAACTTTGTTGGTAGCGAGCAGGTAATCTCTAATGCCCTGTTTGCCACCTGATTTGACGATCTTGGTTTTGAGGTTGCGGACGGTCTGCTGCTCGCGGTTCGACTCTGGGGCCTGTCCGGGTTTAACCAGCTTTGGCGCAGTGCGAACCTTGTTTTCAACGACCTTTTTCGACTCCTGCAGTCGGTCGTACAGCATGGCTTTGCGCAATGCAGCAACGTGAGCACTGCGAGCGATGGAATCCAGTTCATGCGGCTCAAAACCTGCCTTGAGACCCCACTCTTTGATTTCCTTGCGCTCCTTCTCCGCAGCTTCTGCGCTCTTCCACTCGGGAATGACTTGCACGAGCTTTTCGCGCTCTGCCGCTAGAAACTCCTGCAATTGCGCTTGTCGCTGCTGCTGTTGCTGCTCGCGCTCGGCTTGAACGGTCTGCGCGGCCTGTTGAAGGCTGGCCTTGCGTGCATTCAGGTCGGTCAGCCGCGCCGAGTATTCGCCAGGGTTTTCAGCCCGCAGACGTTGCCAGTCGATCGATTGAAACTCGCGGGTAAGCTCCTGGTCAGCCATACCAATCAGCCTATCCAGATGCTCGACGCGAGCCGTAGCAGCCTGATCGACCTCAGCCATGCGCTGCTGTAGCGCCCGCTTTTGCTCTGCAACACTTCGTGATTCGTTATCGACATGCCCCCGGAGCTGGTAGGACTTGATGAGGTCATCGAACTTGGCAGTGCCGTCCTTGCCGTCGATCTTCGTTTTGATGACTGCATTGCCGTCGTCGTCAACGTCAAAAGCGGACTCATCAACACCGAAGAGCTTTGCAAGCTCGTTGGTTGTCATCTGCGGTTCGTCGACCTCACCCGGTGCATCAACTTGCGGGTCGTCGTCGTCTTGCTCTGCAGGTTCCGCAGGGTTGGGCGACTCTTGCGGCGTATCGTCATTGCCGCTTTCATCTGCCCTTGCTTGCGGTTGTGGTTGTGCTGGGGCTTCCTCTGCAGCTAGGAAATTCTCCAGCCGCTCGGAGATACTTGCGCCGGCATCGCCGGTAGGGTTCTCAACGGGCATCTCACTACTCCAAAAAATGAAGCCCGCTCAATGGCGGGCCTCGGGTTGAAAATCGGTGTGGTTTTCTATCGGATAAAGCGGCGCAATCCGCGCGCCTTTTCCAACTCTTTGATCTGGATATCTGCAACCTCTCCGTCCTCTACCTTGCGCGTGACTTCACGCTTAACGGCCTGAAGCAGCTGCTTGGAAATGATGATGCGCTGCGCCTTCACCGGATCGTCAGGACTGCAGGAAAGCGTGGCTTGATTCAGGTATTCATCCACCGCATCGAATGCTTCCTTAAACAAGGGATTCTCAAGCAGTGCCCGCGCATCCTGTCCGCGCAACTTTCTATGTTCTGGTGTCTGTGTCATAGGGCCATCAATAACAGTTCGATATCATCATCTTCCGGCGCGGCCTGCTGTTCCAACCACTTGATCAGCGGGCCAATCCGGTCCTCTTTAATCATCGTGCGTGCGCGCTTCTGTGCTTCCTTGTTGTCAGGGACTTGCTTCATCAATGCGCTGACGGAGTAAGTTGCTACGGGCTCCGGCTTGATCAACGCCCACTTGCGCGGCTTCGTGCTCTTCTTCGGCTCTGGCCCCTCTTCCTCGCGGATAGCCTCAAGAAAGTCTTGCGCCTCGCTCAGTGTGTCGAAGAAATGCAGCAGATCACCGCGACGGACATGGAAGCGCCGGCGACGGTGCGGGCGGCCAACGGCAGTGCCTTTTATCTGCCCTGCGATGCTGATCGTTTCTGCTGCCTCAGTCCATGACGCCACGCCGGTTACAGGAGGCGCGCCTTCTCCTACCGTAATGTCTGAGGTCGTGGAGCCGCGCAGGACCGCATTAACGAGCAGCCGATAATCGAACTCGTAATAACCATCCGGCGCATCGGTGAACGACAGAGCGCCGGTTTCGTATGGTTTAAAGTTGCCGGCGCTCGGCTTCCTGGTGACCTGCCACAGCAGTTCCTTGTCTTCATCACCGGGCAGCAGGTCATTCAGCAGAGGGCTATCTTCTTCGCCGGTCAGCGCCAGAATTTCTGATCCGAGCACGCCACGGCCACCGCGCCCCCAATGGAATCGGTTCTCGCGGTTCGGGAGCTTCCCACCGTATGCGAACGTTTTCATTGCGCTTGGTACCTATCGATGCCGCGAATGGTGCCGTCTTCGTTGAAGCAGGCCACTATGTACCATTCGCCGAATTCAAGCGCCGCGTCACTGATGGCGAGCCGCCCGGTGCTCGCATCCGTCACTTGATCGGCCAGACTCAGAACCACCGTCCGATCGAGCGCAACAACCATCACGTTAGGAATCGTCTCGCTGGTAATCGCAGCCTCATCCACCCAATTTGCAAACGGATCGGTCGTGATCGTCGCCACGTCGCTGGCAACGTTGCCCGTCACAGAAACCGTATCTGCCGCCTCGGTCCAGGCGATCGTTCCAATCACGCCGCTGATTTCAACCTCACCGGTTGCCGCAACGGTGTCGGCAGCTTCTGTCCAGGAGATTGTGCCGGTTACGGCAGCAGGGGCATCAAGCAAACCGCGCAGATTATCGGCACCGGGCGCACATTCGGAATTTGGCTTCTGATCACTCCATATAACGATGTCCTCGATGTCTTGCACGAGACTGTTTTGACCACCGACCAGCAGCCTATCAAGCGTAGTGTTTAGCGTTGCGTTATTTGCCGTCCAGTCTGGATCAGTGTTAAGCCGACCGACTTTTTCCTTCCAAACGTCGAGAACTTCGTTGCCAGAGCCGTTCGTACTGATCCGCAGAATGTACGTTGTCATGGCAGTGCCAAACGCACCTATCGGTATATTTGCAATCCCCGAGGATGCATATCGAGCGCGAATATTGCCCGTGCCGCTTTGGGTCAATCCGAAGTTGGTATTCGCGTCCCCGTTTTTGTACATCTGGACAAAAGGAACGAAACCGGTACCACCAGACGGCGCGGTTACAATCTTGAGCCGGATTGCAATCGTGAAGCCGCCGCTGGCATTTGCCACGGTGATGGCCTTCGATATGCCTGTTGCAATCGAATCCGCGCCGGAGTTTCGCCAATTCGCAAGGCCGCTATCGCCGGTCACGATGCTCAGCGTGCCACCGGTCAGGATGTCGCTGTTGTTCAGCTCATTGTGCGCAGTGGTATCGCCGAAATTTGGCTTCAAACGATAGATAATGTTGTCGGAGAACGCCATTTATGCACACCTCAAGGCTTGCAAAGCACTTGTCCAATTTGCCAACGAAACAACAACATCCAAGGCGGGAATATATTGAACCCGGCCCCACCAGTTATTTGTAGGCGTATGCAGGGAATCGCCAGTCGGCGTGACTTGAGTAACGGAGAAATCCGATAGATCAACGCGGAAAATCGTGGAGGCGTTCGTGTATAGGTACACGACATTTCTTGTCGTATCGTGAGCGCGGCCCCAACCTGGTTGCGTGCCGCTCATTGCGCTGGTGAGCGCAGATGCTCCCGATCCCGAAAGTGTGGCCGTGGTTTTGCTGCCACCACCAAGCGGGTAATACACGACGCCGCCAGATGCTCTACCAGCAAACCGAACCAATCGATTGTTGACCGCATCAACCACAAGCGCGGCGCCTTGACCTTCCGTGCCGGACAGATCAACTACATCGCTTGCCGTCTTGGTCGTGACATTGAAAATGCTTATTCGATTGTCCGTGTCCCAGACGTAGATATTCCCCGTTTCAGGATGCTGAGCAGAGGCGGTTTCCGATCCGGTTATTCTCGGCATCGGCCCATATTCCTCAGGCTCCCATTCGCGGCCTTCCATGGTGAAAGCATCAATTGCCGTTGTCCGGACATCAGCAGAACCACCAAACGGAGCGCCGTTATATGCGAACCCCATGTTTCCATTCAGCCGGAGAAACTTGTCCTGTCCGTCTATGTTTGCGACGAACATGGCGTAGTAGGTGTGACGGCTGGTAGGCATGCCATCGGCGTAGTAGTTAGAGCCACCCAATACGTTTGCTGCCAAAGTGCGTTCTATCAGCAAATCCCAAGATGGTGAGTCGGCGGCTAGATCGGTATCGCCAATTTCATTCCCGCCATAGCCATCATGCCCGCCGCCGTGGATGCCAAACCTCGTTCTATATCGAAAACCGCCACACCACGCATTTACCATATCCCGTTGGTTTCCCATCGATCCAGAAACAGCCGGAACAAGACCGGCTGCGGAACTTGGAGCAGTTCCCGAAATGGTGATGAGCTGGTGAGGCGCAGCGCCAGCAAGCCACGCTGGTGGTGGCGGCGAAGGCGGCAACATCCCCGCGGACAGCGCCCCGCCGCTCGGAATAACGTAGTGATCAGCTACCGGCATGTCGTTACGTGTTGCCGTCCGTGATCGTGAAATCGGTGATGCTTACGTCACCGCCCGATGTGATCGAGGTCGTGTTGAGGATGACATTGGCGGCAGATGTCCCGACTGTCACATCGATGCAGGCCGTCGTTCCGTCTGCTTTGAGGATGCGGCCCCAGGTTGCCGTGCCACTAGCAAGGCCGGTTACATCGGCGGGAAGTGTCACGTCCTGCACCCCATTGTCTGCAGCAGGCGCAAACGGGCTTCCAAGGGTGAATTCCGCGAGCTTGGTTTGCGTCGAGATTGCACCGCCGCCCGAAGGCTTTGTGCCGTTATAGATGCGCAGTAGCCCCGCGTTGCCAATAATCGTCGCGTTCGCGTCCAACTTCGCATTGCGCATTTCTTCTGAGTACCAAGGCATGTTTGCTCCCTACAAATGAAAACGGCACCCGAAGGTGCCGACTGTGGTGTGTTTAAGGTTTATCCGAGTCCGGTTGCCCTGCCGCTCTGATCGCGGACCACAGGACGCCCATTGACGTGCGTAACGCGCCCGTCTGGACCGCGCTGCAACTGGATTTGTCGCGGGCCGGCCATCATCTGCTTGATTTCGTCGTGACGTTGGCTCAATACCTGCTGCTGCTCGAACATCTGCTGCAGGCCGGTGTTGACCTCGGCCATCAGGTCGGCAAGGGTCTGCCTCGGGCGGAGGTTGCCATCGTCGCCGTACTCTGTCGGGCTGTCCGGGCTGATGTTTTGGTTGAGCGTGAGCGAGGTTTGCTTGAGCGATGTCTTTGCCTGCATTTCGGCCTCGGCCAGCTTCGTCCGCTGCTCCATTTCGGTTTGCCAGCGGTCGAACTCCAACTGCTTTTCTTGCTTCTGCATCTCGACGTTTGCATCGAGTTGCGCCTTTTGCAGCGTGACTTGCCCCTTTGCCTGCTCGACCTCGACCATAGGATTCGGCGGCGGCTTGCGGTTCGCCATCATCTGCTGGAACTCTGGGCTGTCGGGCGACATGGCATACTTCTCTGGCATATCGAAACCGAGCGTGTTGCAGATGTCTTCGAACATCTCGAACGCCTGTTTCGGGCCGACCAAGTTCATCGCGGCAAGTTTGTCTTGCAGTCCGGACAGCAGTAGCAGCTTCTGGCGCTTCTCTTCCTCGTTGCCGGTGCCAAGGCCGACACGCGCCGTCAAATCGGTACGCTCGCGCCATTCCTGCGGATTCACCGGCACCCAATTGCCCCGCATCTTGACGACGCGCGCCTTGTCCTGGTGCTGGATCAGCAGCGCATGTACTTGGAGCATGAGTTCCTTGATGCCTGTTTCCGCGATCAACCGAACGATCATTTCGATTTTCTGTGTAGCGCGGTTCAGGTTTTCAAGGAAAGCGCCCTTCGTGCTCTGCTTCAGAATGTCAGGATCAAGTCCGGTCGAGGCGCGGGAAATACCTGTGCGGCTTTCCTTCACGCCGTTGAAGAAGTCCACCACCGGCAGGATTTGGTCAACGATCGGCGTCGTAATCAGCGGCATAACGGCGTCACCAACCGGCCCCTCACCCTTGATGCGCTTGATCCCACCCGGCAGGGACTGCATGAAGTCCACCAGATTGGCGCGCTCGTTGACCATGATCTGCTGATTGTTGGTCAGATAGATGTTGTCGAGCAGTTGCCGCAGCAGGACGGTCTTGATTTCCTGCAGGTCGGCCAGCTCATCATCGAGCGATTCACCAACGTGTCGATGCGGCATGCGTTTCGCCACAAATCCGGTCATCGGCATTGCCGTCAATGTTTCGTTCCACTCTTCACCGGGCGGCAACTTGTCCGCGACGGTCACCACCTTGCGCAGCTCTGCAATGCCGTCACCATCCCAATCGACGCGCAAATAAGCCTCGCAATACTCGATTTCATCCATGGAGCGATCGACAATCGCGGCGCCCGATACATCGCGCTCATCAGATACAGAATCCCGCGCTATCGTCTCTTGTGTATTGTCCGCCTCGTTGTATGCCGGCAAGCTATAGGCGAAATCGGCGTCCATGCCCATCTCGATAAGCTCGGAACGGGTCTTGCGGGTCACATGCTCGTTGAATGGTGAGCCTTGGAGCGATCCTCGGCATTTCTTGGATATCCGCACCTCTTCCGCTGGAACCGCCTCGATGCACACCTTGCCCGTTTTGCGCTTGATCTGCAGTTTGATGTCGAAGACTTCCAGCGGGACTTCTCCCATCGGCCCGGCCACCATCGCCATGCTTGGCGTAGCTGCTTTTACATCAACTTCCGCGCCATCGGCCTGCAGCTCCGTCATGAGTCGCGTGATGTCATCCATCGTCAGGCCGGAATACTCCTCGTCGCTGATCTTTGTTGACTCATCCCAATAGTGCTTCACGTAGCCATTGCGCAGCAGCAGCGTGTCCTTGATAGCGTCGTGCAGGATCATGAAGCCCGGATTGTCTTTCATGATCACTTGGTTGGTGTAATCCGACTCCTGCTGTGCAAGCTCCTCATCCTCGGGACCAACAGGATCAAACTCGCCCAGGCTTCCGGACTGCACAAACACGCGCATGATCGCCGGCATAGCCCAATCCACGGCCTCGGCAAGATCGCGGCTCACAACCTGCGAGCGGCCTTCCTGCTCGTTGCCGTAGGGCCGGCCATGGTAGTGATCCATGGCGCGAGCACGATCGTTCGACAGGTCGCCATCCTCGGCGCCCAGCGAATCACGCCTGTGCGATCGGATGATCGACAGCAGATCGTTGCTTGTGAGCTTTTGAACGGTCTTTTTCACAGGTATTTCTCGAAGCCGTCAGCAGGGAGCGAGAGGGAACCGAGATAGTCTTGATAGCCGTGATGAATCAGCGCGGCCTTGATGCGTGTGACGCGATCGACTAGCGGCAAGCTGATGGACTGGCCGTCCCAAATGCGCAGCGCGAGTGCGTTCATCGTTGCGGCGGCTGATTCTTCGGCCTCGCGGCGAGCGGCTTCCTTGGCCTTTGCTTCGGCCTCGGCCTGCTCCTGCGCTGCGCGTTCCTCTTCGGCCTTTTTCGCTGCCTCGGCTTGCGCAGCAACTACGGCCGCATCAGCTTCCGGTTGCGCAACCACCTCTTGCGCCGGCTGCTCTTCGACCTTCTTTTTGCCCTTGGTCATACGATTCCTCTGTTGTTGATTGGAACTGGTTTATCCCATCCAGCCGGCTTGTTTGTTCCGGCTCTGTCACTTGCAAATGTCAGCAACCACGCATCGGCCAGATTGGGACTCTTCACGCCGCGCGCTTTCATCTCATCCTTGCCTTCGACCTTGATCAGCCCGTTCGACATCACCTTGTAGGTTGGCGTTGTTAGCTCGCCTATCAACTCGTCGTCGTCACACAGATGACAGTCCATCGATTCAAGCCACTCGCGGCCCTTCCACCACAGTTCATCGCGCAATCGGGAGAACTGTCGTTCGCCAGCATTCACCGCTGCAGCCTCGGCAACGTTGACGCCATAAACCGGCAGGTTGAGTTCCGTCAGGCGGTCCACCACGCCAGCGCCAATGCCGATCACATCGATGTTGATCGAGGCGGGCCGCTTCTTCTCTGGCGTTGCATCCCACTCAGCCTTAATCAATCCGGCTGTCTGCATCGTGTCCTTGCCGTACCATTCGCGGGCTTTTTCAATCTGGTGATTACCCTGACGCTTCGCCAGCGCGGTAGAGTCATCGCCGAAGCGCGCCACATCCAGCCCCCAGATGATCGGAGCCTTGGCATTCAATGCCACCTCGCGAATCTTCGCGGCCTCGCACAATTCGAGCGAAATAACGCCGTCAACAGCGGCTGCAAAATCGCCTCTCACACGGACCTTGTAGATGGATGATTCGACGCCATACTTTTTCCTCATGCTTGCAACGTAGGCTTTCGACACGCGCTTGCATGTCTCGCCGTTTACATGGAGCGCCCCCCATTCAGCACGCATCTTGTGATGACTGTCGAAGAAGTAGCCGCTTTGCCGCGTGGGGTTTGCAGCCATGACCACAAAAGCGCCGTCCGTCGATAAGGCGCCCTCGGCAACCTCGAACACGTTGTCTGAGACGCCCGATGCTTCATCAATCAGGAACAGGATGTTTTCAGAGTGGAAGCCTTGCAGCGCTTCCGGCTTTTCCGGCCTGGATGTTCGAGCAACCGCGAATGATTCACTTGGGTTCGACTTCAACTTGAATGAACCCGCCGACCATTCAAATTCACTACCAAGCGCCGGCAAGTTATCCGACAGAATGCGATGCCACTTCGCTAGCTCTGCCCACAGCACGTCTTCCAACTGGTGGCCCGTCGGCGCAGTCGCAGGCACCTTGCACGGGAAATAGCAGATGCAGAACCACAGAATGCACCACGCCATGAACGTGGACTTGCCAACGCCGTGGCCGGATCGGATGGACAGCTTGCGGCGCTCGACAAGTATCTTGCTCGCCGTCCATTGCCATTCATCTGGCTCAGCCCTCAGCGCTTCCTTTGCAAACTGTGCCGGTCCACCTTCACGCCAGCGTTTAATGGCCTTTTGCGTCGGCGTCAGCGGCTTCATTCAGCTCGTTCAACTCTTCAGCCAACGTTCGCGTGGTGACGTTTGCATTCATCTCCACCGCCGACAGCTTCGGATGCACATACGGCGCCGCAGCCTTTGCCGCCTCGAATCTCATCGCATGGAATGCAATCTTCTGCGCCGGATCGGCACCATCCGGGCATGCTTCATCCCGCATGATTTGCAACATGAATTCGAGCGGCGTCAGACCTTCACTGGCAGCCCTGTCCGCGATCTCTCGCGTTCTCGTATTGGCGCTGCCTGCCCTGCGGCCTGCGCCATCGCGCTTTCCACCACGAGGCATTTTTGATTTCCTTTGATTTTCTTTGATTCTTTTCAATAAAAAAGCCCGAACACCTTTCGATGTCCGGGCGAGGTCCACGCTGGTGGCGTGAAGGAGACTCTGTTCAGTAAAACCCAATCTTGCGCGGTGCCGGCTGCTCAACCGGCTTGCCTGTCACTTCCTCGATAACCTTGTGCAGCTGGTCGATCACGCTTTCTTCCGGCGTGCGGTCGCTGATCGCATGCGCCGAACCTGTTGCCCACGGCGTCCAGAACTCGCCCCAGTCATCCATCGTTACCGGCCTCGTGGAATGAGATTCCACCCAAGGCGTTCACGCACCCGCTGATTCTCTTCGTGGCTCATGTTCGGCTCCAGAATGCAAAAGCCCCTCGCCAATCACTCAGCAAGGGGCTTTCTCGCTCCCTCCGGAGACAGCGACGCCCTCCCTCTGGGCATCGCTCGTCGTACCGGACGGAATCAAGTTGTTGAACGGAATTGTAGTGCTACGGGAAACAGTGTCAAGAAGTTTCTCAATCGCACTCTCAGCCGCGAACAGCTCAGCCTTGAAATGCGACGCCGGCCACTGCCTGATGCCCATCTTCCGGCAGATGACAGCGGGTTGAGCGTTCATGACGTAGCACCACCGCAGGATTGATTGCTGGCGCGCTGGCAGGCGAATGAATGCAGATGTGACGGCCTTGGCGTCCTCGATTTCGCTGCTCGTCATTGAGCGCATGCCGCCGCTTGTCTCACGCCAACCGGCAGGCCCGGTTGCCGACGTAGCCAGCACGTTGCAGATCACGCCAGTCATGCACTTGTAGCCTTGGCCGCCATACGGCGATGCCGATCGCGTTTCCTTCGCGCGCATGCCTCCACCGCCAGGACGATTGCCGCCGCGCTGGTAGCGCCCCCAGTTTTCCAGGCGGTCGCGGATGTTCGTCAAAACGCGCACTCCTCAAGCGGCTGCTCCTGCTCCCGCGCATAGCTCAGCAGCGCCAGCGCGTCGGCGTGGTTGTCATCGATCGGGTGGAATCCCTTTGCCTTCGCCACTTCGATCATGTCTGCCTTTTTCGCATTGCCCTTGCCGGTCCAATGCTTCTTGATCGTCGCCGGCTGTATGCCCACCATCCGCACGCGGTTGACCTCGCACCAGACCTGCAGCATTGCCAGAAAGCCGCCGAACACTAATGCGGCCTGATGCTGCCCCGGCCCTTGTGTTGCGTGCTCGTAGTAGACGACGTGAATGCCGCCGTGCTGCTCTCGCGTGTCGCTCAGAAACTGCCGAAACTTGAGCCAGCGCTGTGCATATGCCTCGCCGCGCTTCGGGGCAAACGATTCGCTGCCACCGGTTATGCGTCCACCTCGTTGCAGGACGGTCCAGCCGGTTTGCGTGGCGATGTCGAGTGCAAGGATGTTCAATGTCTTCTCCCTCGTTGTTGTTGGAAACAGCGGCCTATCCTCTCGGAAGCGAAGCGCTCGCTTATCGGCCCCTGGCACGGTCACGCAGGTTAAGGTTGTCCCGCGCTCGTGCTGCCGGAGTTTTTGCCCACACCCGGCTCGGACTCTGACATCAATACCGTAGGAGATTCGCGATCTCGTCAGCCTTCATGTCCAGCATGTTTGCCTTGTCGAACTTCGCGCGCGTCGCTTCCAGGCGCGCAATCTCCTTCTGCGCGCTCGCAATCTCTTCCCGGCAGTGCTGCAAGCGCCTTTCGATGTTCTCGCCAAGTGTGGGCACTGTCCTTGTGGCGTTTTGCAAACCGATGGCTTGATTCGATGCGTAAGCCGCGTCGCTGTTGTTCCAGCCCATCCCAGCAATTCCACCAATGCGACCTTCCATTTCCTCCTCCTTTCGTTGGTTGTCACTACGTCAAAAAACCCTAAACCGGCATCTCAAGCCTTACCCTCTGCGGTCCAGCTTCGGGCAGCTCTTTGCTGAACTTCATAGGCCCCTTGCAATGCCCCTGCGGGCGTTCTTGTTGAAGTCCGAGAACTTGAGTGCAGCGCGGTCGTACCAGAGCTTTACGCGGCCTTCCCAATCGCCATTACGGTTCTTGTCGCAAATCAGCAAAGCGTCTGCCGTGTTCTCGTCCACCTCTTTCCCGGCATCCCGGTCACGCTCTTTGCGTTTGTTTCTCCAAACCAACAGAACGTTGTCCACCAGATCGGAAATTGCTGCGGTGCCAGAAATGTCCATCCTGGTTGGCATGCGCTCGTCGCCCTCGCCCTTCTTGAGGTGAACGACCAGGTGAATGTGGATGTTGTAGTCGCGTGCACAGGAGGTCAGCATGTCCACGAAATCCTTTTGGCTGTTGTAGTCGTCGGTGCCGCGTACGCATTTCATGAGGCTGTCGATGGCGATGTGCTTCACCTTCAGCTTTTCCGCGCAGTGCTTGATGACCGCGATCATGCGTTCCGATTTGATGGTGCCCTGCTGGTCGTAGAGCCAGATTTTCCCGTCCGTCTGCTTCATGAACGACGAAACCTGATCCTTTGTCGGTGTCGCATATCCGAATTCCTGCCGCATGATTCGGGCGAGCGTCTTGGCTGGCGTCATCTCGAAACTGGCGATGCAAACCGTCTGGCCTGCTTTGGCGATGCCGGTCATCACCTGCCCTTGCAGTGCGGATTTACCGGAACCATTGAACCCACCCCATACCGTCACTTCTCCCGGAGCGAATTCAAGCCATGCATCTGCAAACGGCAGCTTTGGATTTTTCGATTTCTCAGGAGCGTCAGCAGGCGCCAGGATGTGCATCACCTCGTTCAGGTAGGCGCTGGCTGGCCGAACCTTTTCCGCCGGCTCTGTCTCGGCCATGTACTTTTCAAAATCGATATCGTCTGGTGTCAGGACTTCCATGCTTTCCACTCTCCTCTTTCGTATTCGATGACTTCCCCGTTGTTCAACGCCATGGCAATGACGTGTGTCGCTCCTGCATTTGCCGCTGTTTCTGCCAGCGTTATCGCTTCGTCCGTCAGCTCTTGGGCTTGCAGATGAACCCGAATTCCTGCCAGGAATCGCAGGTCAAGATGCCCTCCGAGTTCTTCCGGAAGCACGTACACGCTCGGCAAAATCTTGTGATCCAAGGCTCGTTCCGGGTCTTCAAAAACGAACCTGTGTGGTGTCGGACTCATGCCAGCAAGCAGGAAAACCGCTGTCGGTTTCCACCCGTTCTTCCGTGCTTCGATGATTTGCATGTGTCCGATCATGTCGCTACCCGAAAGGATTCAGATCGCTGCCTGGACGTCCTTCAGGATCGCCATCAAGCCACCGCTGTTGGTTGATGTACGTGATCGGTGCAGGCTCGAAGCCTTCAGCCCAGGACTTCGTTTGCTTCATCTTTTCGACGTGTTCAACGATGCGAGTAGCGATGTTCTCCAAGCCCTTGCCTTTCCACTTTTTCAAGCAATCGGCTTTCGCAACCTTCCGATCGCTTTTCGGCCAGACCTCCCAGAACTCGGCGAAGCCGGGGGGGATGTCGTGCGACTTGTCGCACATATGTTTTTCTTTATATCCCTGTCCCTTCCCTTTACTGTCCCTTGTACCCTTTGTCCCTGGGGACATTTCGGGGGACAATTCCGAGACAACTCCGGGACTAACTTCATTTGTCCCCGGGGACAAACCGCGTTCGTCCCCTTTGGTCGGATCGACATAATTAGGGGACATGAACTCATCGAACGTGGGATATGGGATGCTGGTGTTGTGGCGCTGGTTGTGTTTTTTGATGCGGCCGCACTCTGATCGCCAACGCTGTTCGTGCTTTGCCTGCCAGGCGTCGCGGGCCTTCTCAGCAACGACCGGATGATAGAGCCTGCCGTCGGCGCACTTGATCCAACCATAGAGCGCGCCGTCCTTGACCTTCTTCCACTCCTTCACGACGAAGCCAAAGCCGGCAAGGCGCGCAAGCTCGATATCATCGTCAGGTAAAGAAGCAGCGGGGACTTGGTGCCACGAAGCGCACCACAAGATCACGGCGAAGAAACATTGCGCCGGGGGCACATGCGAAACCAGCTTGCTATCGCGCAGGCGACCAACATCCAGCGGCATGAACTGGAAATCGCGCAGATCGCAATCCGCCGGCGTCAGGGGCGATGGCAATTCATTCACACCGCCCCCACCGTCATCAACTGCGACACCCGGATATAGAAAGCGTCTTTCCAGGTCCGCTCAGCATCGGTCCCCGGCAAATACGGACACTCACCCGGCCCAAACCCACGCTCAGCCGCGGCAATCGCCTCGTTCTTGATCTTGTCGATCGGAATGATTTGGTCTGTCATGTCTTCCTCAAAATCTCTCAACTTCTCATCGTTTCTCAACAGCCGAACCGCTCTGCTTTTCTGCGCCACTCATCAAATTCCACGCCGCAAGTCCCTTGATATTTCTCAAACTTTGAAATTTGGGCGCACGAATGCGCCGGGGTTGACCGGTCATGGTTTTGTCAGTGGGTGGCGTCGGGTTTGGGGTCGGGGTCGATGCCCTCGAATACATCGGGGCGAGTCAGCCGGAGGATTTTCAACTTGTCCTTGGGGATGCCGGAATGCCGCCAATCGGAAACGGAGGGCGGCTTTACCTCGCAGAGGCGTGCAGTGGCGGACGTACCGCCAAGCCGGTCAATAACGATGTTTGCGATCTTCGCCGCATCGGGTAGATCGGCGTATTGGGGTGTTTGAGTGTCCATTCCCCAATTTTAGGCATGCCTAAAACGAATTGCAAGACATAAATTTAGGCTTATCTAAATGCAAACCGAATACGATTTGCGCATGAAATGGAACGATCGATTAAAGCAGGCCTTTGAGGCCGCAGCCGCAGCCAAGGGGATCACTCAGACTGATCTTGCCGCCGCATGCAGCGTTAAACCTGCGTCGGTAACGGATTGGCTCAACGGGGAAACCAAGAGCATCGAGGCAAAAAATCTCCTGCCTGCCTGCAAGTTGCTGGGCGTGTCGCCGTTTTGGGTGATGTTTGGTGATGGCAATCAGTACGAGTTTGCCAAGATGTCGGAGGCAGAGCCGATTGAGCCAAGCGACGCTATAAGCCTGCTTGCGTCGCTTGCTCAATCTAGCGATGAGGGGCGGAAATTGATAGTTGAATCCGCCGAGAAAACAATGCGCTCATTCCCTCGTGGCGGGCCGGCTAAGGATTAGGACGGTTGCGATCTTTTCGTCCTCATCCTTGCCAGCGGCAAGATCGGACATGTCCACCAGCCATTGCTTTTTCTTGTCAGTCATCGACTGAAAATTATCAAGCAAGTGTTTCTCCATATCTTGCTGCTGCATGTCTCCTCCCGGTCGCCATTTCAACGCTACATGTTACGAGTTCGTTACAGGAAAACTTAGTATAGCTACCGAATTTAGAAAAACAATTACGCACGAAAAATAACCGAGCACATCGGACTATTGATTTTCAGGGAGAAGTGATGAAAACAATTCTTGCTGCCATGCTTATAGCCGCTGCATTGCCAGCGGCAGCTCAAAAGGAAAAGAAATTCGGGGACTGGATAACTGATTACTCCCTCAAAGGATTCCAAATCGCAAGCACTTCCAATCCGTCCGGCTCAACCACTGGAATAATTTGCAACCTCGAAAAAGAGGGGTGCGATGCATTTATTGTGATGGGGTTGGACTGCGATAACGGAGAGGCATATCCGATGATGCTCAGCACCGCTGTCGGGGCAGCCTCCCTTTCCAGCAAATGCCTACATATCGGGAAGATGCAAATCCTTGTTATTGACGAATTCAGCGCAATGGTTGGCGCATTTGAGAGCGGTAGCGAAATAGGGTTCGCCCTCCCAATGAAAGGCGGTCAATTTCGTGTAAGCCGGTTCAGCACTGCCGGCGCCGTCCCTGCCCTCAAAGAGGCAAGAACGCCGCCGCCCAGCAAAAACAAAAAATCCAAACTCGGTGACCAAACTCTATAGTTTTTCCAGCAAGGAGTACGTATGCGTAGCGCTTTTCGCTTTTGCATAGGATTTGGATTTGTTCTGTTGGCCGCTTATGTTTCTACCAGGCCGTATCTCGATTGCGTGCTGGAACCGAGTGTCGCGCGAGCCTTCGGAAGCATTGGAACGACATTTCTCATCTGGTACTGGATTGATCGTAGCTTGAGAAATCAGAAGTAACACCCTCGGCCCGCCTCTGGCCGGTTTTCAAAGGACGTTCATTCCATGCTTTCCTCTTTAGAAAAAATAACAGTCCCCGAGTTGACCGAATTTCTCGATGCAATTGGGGCAAAACCGATCTGTCCGTTTTGCAACTGCGACACATGGCATGTTCTAACGGACATGTCGGAAAGCGGCTTCGTTCTTATAACCAATAAAAAGTGGTCCGCCGCTTGTGGGCGCTGCGGCTTTATTCGCAACCACCACGTTGAGCTCTTCAGGCAATGGAGGGCGCAAAAAAATGGCTGACAAGACCAAGCTGATTCCCTTCCCCAACGGTGGAGGCGCCGCAGCAAGAGGCGGCGGCGTTGACAACGGTGGCGGCCCGCCCCATGATAAGGACATGGAACCCCGAATCGCCAAGCTGGAAGAGTTTGCCACCGATGCGCGCGAGCGTTTGGTGAGGATAGAAACTCGTCTTGACCAGACCGCAACTAAGGCCGATCTTCAGGAGGGCTTGCTTAGCGTGATCAAGTGGATCGTCGGCACCGCCGCCGTTCTGGTTGCCATGGCAATCACGGTAATGACCTTCGTTCTAAACAACGCGGTCCCGAAGGCACCAGCCGCCCAGCCCGCCCCAATCATCATCCAGGTTCCAGCCGCACCAGCGGCCACTGTAGCGCCACCGCCGCAGAAATAGCCTAAGCCCTTCCACACCAAACCCGCCCGCCCCGGCGGGTTTTTTGTTGCCCTCATTTTGGCATGTTTTAGGCATGGCTAAAATAATTCTTGACTTCATCTTTAGGCATGCCTAATATATCCATCAAGACGCACCCAACACCAACCAGGAGGGCGACAGATGGAAACGAAGCCGACAGCGAAGCAAATAGACCTCATCGACTACGCCATTTTCGGCGGCTTCTGCTGGCTGGTCTATCAGGCATACAGCGTCTATCTGCCCTTCCTCTGGAATCTCTTGCCGTGATCAAGATTCCCGCCCCGATTTTCTCGCGTGTTGAGCGTGAGTCCGGTAGCCAGTTTGGCCGCGAGGAACGCGAGAGCCGGAAGCCGGAGGAGCCGCCCGAAGGGGCGCATGTGATTCGCAGTACGAAGTTTGTCACCTTACCGACGCCGAAACATCCCGCTGATGGCGATCAAAAGACCAGCGGCTGAATAGACGGTAGCCGGCACGGAAAACCGGCAATTTCTAACAAGGGAGAACGCAATGCAGCACAACCTAAACCAAGTCATAGAAATTCTGCTGATAGCAAAGAAGCATGGCGTCAACCTTGCCGAAGCATTTGGACCACGGTACGCGCTTAGGTTGCATGACCACGATACAGGCACACACGTGAAAATTACCGCGCTTCTTGGCGACGAGGAATTGTGCGTTTATGAACACCATCGTTGGAAGTCCTCGCAATACGACTTCAACAACCGGGACAAGATTCTTGGCCTTCAGATCGCGGGGCCGTGGTCGGATGAAATCGACAGCATTCTTGACGACATTCGCATGGACACGCACAACAAGATTGTCGAAGAGAGGCAAGCGGAACTTGCAAAGGAACGGGCCGCCCAGCGTACCTACGATGAGAAAGTAGCCCGGTTCCGTGCTGCGTTTGCGAAGGCAGAAGCAGCATGATCGCCCGCATCCGCCTATTCCTAATCGCGCGCAACAACGAAGCACGCATCCGCAGAGAGTGCCGCCCGCACGTCCCGAGCGTCCACATGACCAGCTACCCGACGCAGCCGGAAGAAATGCGCCTTGGCCCGTTCTATGTCGCCGTCCTTCTGTCGATTATCGGCGTTGTCGCAGCGGTCAACTATTACACCGAGTCCGAGCCGCAGACGCGGGCTTGTACGCCGGTTTTGAGGAAGATGACATGAGCAACGCATTAGCAATCGTAACCGGCGCTATTCAGGAAGCGCGTGATGACTTTTCCCGGGTGCTGGTTGATCGGTCACTCAATTTTGAGCGTGAATCTGGATTCGCGATTCAGCAGCTACAGAAAAATGAATTCACGATGAAGGTGGCGACGCAGAATCGCCAGTCTGTAATCAATGCAGTGACCAACGTCGCGGCGATCGGCGTCAGCCTGAATCCAGCCCGAAAGCAAGCGTATCTTGTTCCACGCAAGGTGAGCGGGCAAATGGAAATCTGCCTTGACCTGAGCTATATCGGCTTGCTTGATTTGGCCGTTGCCTCTGGCTCGATCCTGTGGGGCCAAGCTGAATTGGTGCGCGAGAACGATGCATTCCGTCGCAACGGCATGGACAAGTTGCCGACGCATGATTTCGAGCCGTTCGGTAAAAATCGCGGCGACATCGTGGGCGTGTACGTTGTTGTCAAGCTGCACAACGGCGATTACCTGACCACCACGATGGACATAGACGAGGTGCATGGAATCCGGGATCGCTCGGAGGCGTGGAAGTCATATGTCGCCAAGAAAATCAGCACATGCCCATGGCTGACGGACGAAGGTGAAATGGTCAAAAAGACCGTCATCAAGCGTGCGTACAAGACTTGGCCTAAGACTGAGAGGATGGATGAAGCCATGCGCCGGCTGAATGAAGACAATGGCGAAGGTCTCGCGGTAGAAGTCCCCGATGGCTGGATCGACGTCGCACCCATGATCGCCGAAGCGCTGCGCACCACGACCGACGCCGAAGCCCTCGCCTACTGGAAGGCGAATAACGGCAAGTTGGCAAAGCAGCGGCAAGATCATCAACGCCTGAAAGAGGCGATCAGCACGCACCGGGCGAAGCTGCGCGAGCAAGCGAAACAGGCAGATGAAGCGCGCACGGTTGAGATGCCAACGCCCGAGGCAGCAGGAAAGACTGCTGACAAAATCGAAAAAATCCTCGATGAAGGCGTTGATGATTTCGTGCGGAGGCTGGATGCCGCGCAAGATACTTACACGCCGGAGTAGATCATGATCTTGATCGAGTGCAGGCAAGGCACCCCCGAATGGTTGCAGGCACGATCCGGCGCTTGCACCGCCTCTCGCTTCGCTGATGCCGTTTCGAAACTCACGCGCGCGTCTGGCGATAAGAAGGCCGGAGACCGCAGCGGCGTATCGGATCGGTATGCCGCAGACATCGCAATAGAACGCATCAGCGGCATTCCCTACGGCGAGCCGCCGAAGACATGGCTGCTTGATCGGGGTCACGAACTGGAAGACCTTGCGCGCATCGCCTACGAGGCCCGTGCCGGCTTCCTGGTCGAAGAAACCGGCGTTGTCCTCACTGACGATAGAAAGTTTGGCTACTCGACAGATGGCATGCCGGAAGACGGCCTTATCGAAATCAAGTGCCCGATCGACAGCATCAAGATTGCCACCATGTGGCGCACCGGAGATGTGTCCGAGTACATGCACCAGATGCAGGGCGGCATGTGGATCACTGGCCGCAAGTGGTGCGATTTCATCATGTTCGTTCCTGATCTGGCGAGCGTGGGCAAAGACCTGTATGTGAAGCGCATCCATCGAGACGATGCGTTTATCGATGCGATGGTAGAGGAGCTACTCGCCTTTGATCATCGTGTGCAGGATTTCGAGGCGATTTTTCGCATGAGGGAGGCCGCGTAATGGGCGCCCAACGCTTATCTACCTGGGTAGCCCTGCGCTGCCGCGAACCAGAGTTTCAGCGCTTCCTGTGCGTTCCCGATGCCGACACAGCAGCCCACTCAGTGCGCGCGATCTGCGAAGTCAAAAGCCGCGCAGAGATCGACACGAATCCAGAAGCAGAGAAGCGGTTTCATCAGTATGTCCGTCTTCCCTATTCGCAGTACCTGAAAGACCATCAATAACCTGGAGAACTCATGCTTGATTTACAAAACTGCATCCTCAAAATGTCCTCTGTGAACTTCCGCCAGGAGCTGCACGGCGAAGATCATGTGCGCGCCTGCGACCTCAAGTTCGAGGGTGTCGTGGGCAACGATGTGCTGATCGCCTTTCATCCTGAATTACGTTCGATGCTGTTCAAGAAGAACGATCAACCTGATCTAGTTGACCAAGCCGATCCAGAAGCATTAAGCGCCCTCCGCTTCCCGCGTCTCGGTACGCTGAAATATGACTGGGAAGGTACCGGCTACACGCTGACGATTGACCACGGCTTAGGCGACAAGAGCAACATCGTCTTAGGCGACTGCAAGCTGGACGGCATCCGCATCGACCCAATGCAAGGCGGCTCTGTGCGTCTCGCATTCCGCGTGATCTGTCACCCGGACGGCAAGCACGTTGATCCGCTGACCGAGAAACTTCAGAGCGATGTGGAAATTAGCGTCACGCCACCGGCACCCACCACCGTGCAAGAACTCTTCAACGAATCCAGCGCGGCATAAAGGCTTCCCTACCGGTCGGGGTTTTTTCATGTCGGCGGCCGCAACGTGACTGGGGCGGCAAGAATTCAGGAGACGTCATGCCTACAGCAGAAAAAATAACAAGCGCAATTGAGAGAGAAGAATTCTCGCAGCGCCTGAAGCAAGCACTTCGGAACGCTGAATTCGATGAGGACAGCCCGACGCAGTTGCAGCGTCAATTCAACGCTCAATGGAACGGGGACCGGATAACAGTTCATGCAGTCCGAAAATGGCTCGTGGGTGAAGCGATTCCTACACAGGAAAAATTGCGCGCACTGGCAAAGATGCTGGGCGTCTCTGCCGAATGGCTCCGATTCGGCGACACCGAAATGGCAGCAACAAAGCCCAATGGTGCGCTTCCCTCTGCAGATGTGCTGCTGTTCGACGCGTTTCGACGGCTCGACGCAAAAACACAGCAGGCCGTCAGAGATTTTATCCGCACGATGGCTGTGGCGAGCAGGAGCTAAAAGTGACCGACATCATCAAACCAAAGCGTCCAACTGGCCCAGGCTGGTGTCAAGTTCCAATGCCTCCGCAGTTCAACAACATGGGCTTTCCAGCGGCGTTCTGGTTCCATGCCGCGAATCTGCTTTCCGTCATCAGCGCGGTCGAAGTGGCGAATGATGGCGACGGCATCGACAAAGGCCCTGAATACCACATCAGCATCAGTAAGTCAGGCGCAAATGGCACCGAGCGCTGCACAAGCGCAGACGTGCTTTGGGTGCTTGCCCAATTCGAACTCGACGGTGCCGAAGAAGATAACCACGTTCCGAACGGGAAGGTACGCAATTTCTGGCGTCCGGTAGCGGATCGCCTCGTCGGTCTGGAGTGCGCTTGCAAGGATCAAGAGCCTGTCATGCGTGAAGAAAAGGGCGATTTCGTATGGCGCGGCATTTCAAAGTGAACAGGGCAAACAATGACTGACAAACTCAACCGCGAAGAACTGATTGAACTGGCGAAGAATTTCAAATTGCCATACCCCGGCGCTATCAACTCAAACCTAGATACCGGCAATGTCGAGTTGTCGCCAGCGCATTTCAGAAATTATCTTGAATCTTATGCTCGCAATGCGCTTGTGGTGTTCTGCAAGTCCCTCTCCGCCCGTCAAGAGCAGGCAGAGCCGGGATGGAATGAGGCGATTGAGACTATCGCAACTTCGTTCGTACATTCGTTCCGAGAAGATGACCGGCTAGACCCTGCTTATATCGCTGAATGCATTCTTTCGCACAAGCGTCCATCACAACCTCAAGAGCCTATTAAAGCATCTGCGAATGATCTCCAGCGCATTGAAGCAGAGCTACGCGAACAAGCGCACGAATATCGGCAAGCCGATGCATCGGTAGGAATGTTTGCTGATCCAGAGACGGCAGACATGTTTGATGAGTTCGCGGATCGCATTAAAGCCCTCTTCATCGCACAGCCAGCGGCACTCAATAATCCGGTGGAAGTTGAGTTCGCGAAGAAGGAAGCTATTGCGAACATCATCAAACAGATTTCCGAACTTCCAGAAAAGACGGGGCCACTTGGCTGTCCTGGTGCAATGCTCGTCACCGCCAATGAGTTACGCGACATTCTTGAAGATGTTCTTGTGCCAGTTGCGCAGCCAGCGGCACCTGAAGAACAATCGCGCATTGTGGCGTACCTGGAAAGAACTATGCGTTGCGGCGTTCCGGCAGTTGAGGCGGCGGCACGTATCTGCTATGCCTTCTATGAAGGCGCAGAGATTTCCGAGCCAGCGGCACAGACGGTAGTGCCGGAAGGGTTAATTCAGGTTTCTGTAGAACGCATACAAAATGCTGCCGCACATGCAAAACTTGCAGCCGACTGCATCGTTGGCATGGCAAAAGCAAAGCCGGGGAATATGTGCGGTTGGCTGGACGATGCCTGTACAAGTGCAGATATAGCGCATGACGTTTTGCGCAAGCTACTCGCTGACGCCGCTCCACAGCCAGTAGCGACACAGGCTGGCGAATTACTAGGGTGGGCGATTGGCCGGTGGACGGACGAAGTGGCAAACAGGCCGCTTATCAACGTGCACCGGCGTACATTGGACAGCACATGGCGACAAGTCATCAAGTACGCAGGCGGCGATGACGTCTTGCTTATAGGGCCTCGGCACGATGATCTAGTGGCATCTGCCGCCGATCCCCAAGCCGCGCAAGCCAACAAGGACCAAAGCAAATGAGCCAAGACACAAAATGCGCAACATGTCAGCACATAGGTGCCATGTACCACACGGACGGGCTCTATTTCAATCATCTCTGTCGCAAATCGAGGGAGCGCCGCGAGGAATCCATGCCAAGGAACGCCGATTTCTTTGACCATTTTCGCGCATTCTTCGACGCAAGAGCAGATCAGCGTGCATGCAAGCATTACATTGAGCGGCCAATTGCCGATGATAAGACGATTGCACTTCTGCAAGGCATGGCCGCAAAGAACGGGCACGGTGAGTTTGGATTCTTCAGTGACGAAAACAGGCTCGCCGAAAAGCTCGACGACAAGTTTATTCGCTGCGATATGCATGCGATAAGAGCGGCCCCCGGTAATCGCGTTTTCTATTTGCTGCCACTGGGCGAAGCAGAGGTAAAGCGAGTTGATACTGCCGCGCAAGCCAAGGGAGGCGAGTAATGGGCAAATTACTAGCAAGCTTCTTGCGGCTACCCATCGATGCGCAAGAACGGATGTTCGATCGCCTGATTGCAGCGCAAGATCGAGTGAGTGAACTCGAACGCCAGCTAGCCGCAGCTCAGACAACAGCACAGCAGGTAGATGAATGTGGTTTCGTCGCTGTTCGCCGCGATGCCATCGAGTGGCTGAAAATGCACTATCCGGCCTTGTGTGAAAAATCTGGATTGTGCGAGCGAATCGGAGGGAGGCTTTACACAATAACTCGTCTCTCCGCCCTGCAAGCTGGGAAGGAGCGGAGATGATTCCGACAGCCGAACAAGCGACGGTCTATCGCGGTGGCGGGCGGCGCTGGCTTACGAAGCGCGCAGCCTGTCGAGCCGAAGCAAGGGCCAAATTACGAAAACGGTGCGAGTGTGAACGCGGCGATCACATAACGCCACCCGTCACATGCTGGCACCACGACGAGCGCAATTACCAGCGGCTAGTGCGAAGACTCACAAGAATATACGAGAAAGCAATGCAATCCGCAAAGGAAGGTAAGTCATGACCAGCCACACCGATAACGCAGCGCTCGACGCATACGACGCGGGGCATCTCAACGACTTCGGGGGCGGAAACGTCGAATGGTGGCAGGACTATATCCGCGCAGAACTCGGACGTGCTCATGAGTTCTATCAATCGCAGGTAGATTCCATGATCGTCTCTCCCGCACCAGCGGAAGCGCCAGAGCTGACGGATGAGCAGATCATCGACAAGATGGAACGGGCCGGATTCATTCATGTACATGTGCTTGATGCAGTGAATAAGCACTTTGTTGGAACTGTGACTGATGTCCGCGCCCTGCTTCGCCGTCAGCCATCCAAAGAGCAGCCGAAGCTAACACACGACGAAGCATTACAGGAGCTTGTCGATATAGCCCAAGAAAACGATATGGGTTATGGGACGCAGCCGGTAGCCGGACAACCTGCGCCGGTAGCAGCGGTATCGGCAGATGTGCTGAAAGATAAAGATCGGTTGGACTGGCTCATTGAGGCTGGATTCCAGGTGTGGGAAACCAGAGACCAATATTTTATCCACAGAGCATTCGACCATTATCCAATTTCCGATGGATATATGACTGCTCGTGAAGCCATAGATGCTTTCATGTTAAAGATGCCGATGTCGCCGCCAACATCAAACCCAAGCGGCTGCCGCTCCCCTATCGTGGATGACTGGTGGAACTTCTGTGGCGAAACGGACATGGGGCAGACAGCGCCTGTTCTATGCACTGCATGCGGCGGTACGTTCGCTCGGAAGCCTACCGAGAACAAGCCATGACCAAGATACTCACATTTCTGATCGGCGGCACATGGGTGTTCCTGCAAGTGATTCGCGAGCGATCTATTCAGTTGTGGAAGTGGGTTAAGCGGAGGGTGAAGGGATGAGAAATGATGAAAGATTCGCTCTCACCATTGGAATTTTGTTCGGCGCGGTTTTGATGGTCTTGTTTTTCCACATAACGACACACAACGTCTCGAAAGTTAATTGGTCTTGCACGAAGGTTAGCCAGCCACAGAAATTAGGTGAAGCGGTTGACTGTTTGCAATATACGAAGGATTACGGCCATGAATGACACCCCAAAAGACAAAGCAAAGCGTCACGGCGTTCCGGTTATTCCGCGTAGAGCGGAGTCAACGAAGCAAGCGCCACGAGACCCAAACCCCGTTGTTGCTGTTTGCGGTGAATGCGGTTTGGAAATCCGGCAAACGATGGGCTATTACTGCCCAAAAGCCAACTGTCCGACCGGTTTGGGAGGTCAATGACCATGACTGACACATCAATAGAGGCGCTGCGAGAAGCGGCGATAGCACTGTACAAGCCGCCGTTCAGATTCGATAGCGGTTATATCTTCGACGCTGAAAATCAGATGGTGGCCGACCAACACGAAACCAGCATTTGCCGGGTGCGCGGGTGGGGCCGCATCGGTTACATGGGAAACGCTGAGGCGCTACAGAACAAGGTAGGCGAGCTAATCGCGGAGGCATTGACGAATCTTTGGAATGCCGCCCCTGCTGTCAGTCAGCAAGAGCCAATCGGGTACATCACTGAGGACGATCTTGCAGACCTGAAGAAAAGCGGCGTTTCGACCATATACGAAAAAAAGCAGAAAAGAACGTTCGGATGCCAATGGACGCATTACGGGCTTTATCTCGCCCCACTACAGGCAGCACAGCCGGGATATGTGATGGTGCCGGTTGAGCTAACTGACGAAATGATTGAGGCCGGCATGGAGGCGGACTGCGCCGGTCGCCCCAGCGTGGACGATGACCGTCACGTGCGGTCGATCTGGACCGCCATGATCAAAGCCGCTCCCGGGCAAGTCGATGGGGGCAAGGGATGAAGCCGAAAATCTACTGCTTTTCAGATACGCCAGACGGCGGCGACGGGATTGC